GGCTAGCCAAGTCCGTGCTTTCCACACGAGCTCGTGGAATTGAGTTTGCTAAAAGAACTTTTATAGATGGGGTGGATATTTCTCCATTCCCTCTATCGGAGTTCATCTCAGCATGTCTCTCTCTTCCTTCAGCATTAGCCGTAGCTCAGAAATACCGGTTAACCTTACCCCAGTTGTTAAAACTTCTGGGCTATGGTTATAAGGTACTCGGTGGACTCAACAAACATGTTGGTCAACAGGGTGCTCGAGTTAGGGCTCTTATGATGGGATACAATGTCCCAGTGCTAGGGGAAAACGGCAATGCGAAAGCAGCCGAGTTCCTGGCAACGGGAAACCCAGTCAATAAGCTGGCAGATCCATCTGTTGTTGATGCGTTTGGTACAGTTGTACTCAGACGTATTAACAAAGATATTTCTGCCAAGTTAAAATTTCACCTTGGTACGTGGATGAAAGATACCGCTTCGCAACTTAGAGATAAGTTGTTAAACGCTACTTTACACGCGTACTTGATGAAAATCTCGGAATACAGAAACCTTACGGAAAATGCAATTGCACTTCCTACGGGGCGACCCAAACGAGGGGGCTGGGCTCCTTTCCCAAGATCTGGGGAAGTAACACTTCCACCAGAGGTCTTTAATAGAATCGAGGCGGATGTTCGAGATTTAGATCTACTCTTAAAGAATATGCTATCAATGTTAATTGGTAGTGCATTCGAAAAAGAAAGAGATCTACTTTTCAAACTGAAATCAGATTTAAACAAGCTTCAATTTTCAAGAGATATTGGAGATGCTTTCAATCTAGCCTTAGAGGCCACTCGAGACATCAACAACCTTCCGGCTGTTGCTCTGTCTTTCGAAAGAGTGGACGAAGAGGATAGAAAGAATATTCTAGACATGAAACAGATTAAGCTATGGCGTATCTGGTCCGAACTTCTACTTGAGGCTATGAAAATACAGACTGTGGACGGCAAATTCGCTCCCGACGATACAAGTATCGCGGCAGTGATGGCCCGAAACAAGGCTGGTATTATACGGCGTAAAGCTGAAGAGGAACGAGAAGCAGCTAGAGTGTATAAAATCTATAATGGATAATATACATCTGGCTGTCACTATAGGAATTAATAGTATCAAATGTAGAGAAGGTTTAATCACCTGTACTCATGCATACAAAACTTTGTGCGTATCTGAACGCTG